ACTGGGTACTGACCGGTCTGGCGTATGGTTGGCAGGATGGTTCCCGCTACGAAATCGGTGAAGCCCTCGGCCTCCGGCTTGCGGCTGGTGAATGCCAGCTTGTACACACCCGCCTCGTTGATGACATTCATATCCTTATTCCCAAACTGGGTCGGTAGTACCGAGGTAGCTTTCATGGAGATTGGCAGCCGGTTTAAAGCGTCATGTGAATTGCTGATATCGAGCATGTCGCATACATCTTTAGCCACAAACCAGGCGGCGCCATCGATAACCACTGTCCTGATCTGCTTGTCAGTGTATGTAAAGATTGAAATGCTGTTCATTCTTCCCCCTCTGCATCTCCGTCTTTGTCGTCAATCAACGACAATGAAAATTCCAATGCAGTTTTTCGCCCCAGAAAGAACGCTTTTTCTTGACCTTCTGTGCTGTCAATTTTGTTCACAGCCTCAGCCAGTGATTTCCTAAGTGATTGGATTGTTAATTCATAACGTATCTGATTCATCTTCCAAATCCTCATTCATGTATTCTTCCCACGACTGTGCGCAGGACTTGCCGCTGGCAGAGCAATTGGTGATTGGACAGGCATAGCACTGCATGGTCTGGGCCATGAATAGCCCCGCAGCCTCCGGCGACTGGCTGAACTTCTCAAAGCGCTTCATCTGGCTATCACTCTCCCCTCGTCATGCATATATAGATTGCTGCTATGAAGCACAGGGCTGCGATCGCCAGGCAGGCTAGCTGTATGGCCTTTGCCACATCCAGTCCAACTATGCTCACCATGGCTTCCTTCCTCTTTTGACCGTGCCCATGGTTTCCTTCCTCCGTCGTTCCAGATAGAGTCTCCATCTGATTTCTTCAATCAATTCGGCCAGGAGCACCACGCCGACGATCACAAACAGAATCAGGAAAAATGTCTGCTCGAGTGTCATGTGGACTGTCATGAAGCCTCCTCAATGCCAAGAACTGGGAAAAGCTTTGGAATCTCAGATTCTTTATCGAGGTTCTTGGCGATCGTCCGGATTTCATTTGGCTGAAAACTTCTCACGCCGCGCAGGCAGCTTGAAATGTAACTTGGAGACCTGTCCGTCATACCTGCCAAGGCCCAGATCACTGAGCTGTATCCAGCCTGGCGAACAGTCTTTCGCAATGTCATGTAAAGCCGCGTCATGTGTTATACTTACCTCGTACTCTTTCTCCGGCTTTGCCGGCGACCGTCTCGTTGCACCGAGGCGGTCTTTTTATTTCCTTCCAATGGTGATTGAAATTCCGAGAGCTTCCAGGACTCTGTCCAATTTGTCTACAGCTGGCATGTGCCCATGTTCCCAATGACTGATTGTCTTAAATGAAACTCCTGATACCGCCTCCAGCTGCTTCAATGTCATTCCAGAATTCCTTCTTGCCCCTTTAATGATTTCTCCGAAGTTCCAGGCCTCTTTCGCAACATCTTGTACGCTCATTGACTTTATACCCCTATATGTAGTATTCTCACATTTGTCAAAACAATCTAATTATTAATGGAAGGATGATCACAGTATGGCTAATAAGAAGCAAACGTCTCCAAAAGCTGCTACCGCTGCAAGTAAGGTTTTGCGGGACGGCCGCACAGGCAAGAATTCCAAAACTGCTGCAGGCAGTGCGCTATCCCAGGCAAAAGGCAAATCGAAGAAATAATTATCTGGAAGGAACGTGACTATGGCTAAATTCTCTGTCGATGGCCTTGATGACTTGATTGATGATTTCAAAGGAATGATTCATAAAGCGAGTGGTTTTGAAGGCACAAAAGAATATTCGTTGAGCACATTGTTTGATAATGGATTTTTATCAAAGCACACTCAGTATCAAACCTTCGAAGCTTTGATAAATGCCTCCGGACTTAAATGTGATAATCAATCTGATTTCGACAATATCGATGTCGAGTCACTTGATAGATTCATCCGCTCAGTATCGGATTTTGATTCATTTGATGATATGAAGCATGAAGCATTTTCGGATTTGGTCTTTAATGACCTTGGACTTTGATCAATTGTTGGCAATGCAGTGTCTCTGATCTTGACCATTAGGGACACTGCCTGACCCATCAAAGATCCAAGTTGACTCATTACATGACACAGTTCCATAAAATCGTCAGACATTCTGACCTCAACCTTGATTTCTGATGCTTTCATCGATTCCTCCTTCCTGCAGACACCTGCGTTCATTTGCTGTGGAATTGCCGTTCGTATTGGATAACCAACTCGTCTTTGATCTTGGCCAGGTTCTCGAGAGTCATGATGATGTTCTCGATGTCTGAACGCTCAGAGTTATCGATCTTGCCATCGGCGACTATTTCAACCAGGCGATCCGCTTTGTTCGATATTCCTCTCAAGGAGTTGAGGATCTTGATGGTGATCTGTGAAACCGAAAGATCGCTCGATGCTTCCATCTTTCTTGACTTGCCGATCGCGCATTCATTTGCGCAGTAGTGAAGTAAAAGCTCAGGTGCGTTGTAGAGGTCTGCCATCATGGTGACCAGCTCTGGGTTTGGCCGAACTAGATCCAGCTCGACTTTTGCCAATACATCCCGGCCACAAAAGAGCTGTTCAGCGGCGCCTTCCCGGCTGCTCAGTCGTTCATTTGTTTCAGCTGCCTGATATCGTGCTTGGCAATAGACGTTCCCCGCTGCTTTCGTTGCGTGTTTGCTCATTTTCTATGCAAACCTCCTTTTGTATGCTTGAAGTAACCTAGAAGTCTCACCTGCGAGATGGTGAGCTGAACCTTGAAAACTGAATACTGTGGATCTGATCATCTGCAGTTGACTTCTGATAATCGATTTTCTGTTAGTGCTATAATCACTTCCGAAAGGAGGTGATTAATTTGGAAAGCTATAAGCTTGATAAAATGCGTGAAGAAATTGGAGATGCTCTTTCTGATTACAGTGCGACAGTTGATTCGATAATCAAAAATTCAAATGTTGATCGAGAAACAAAGGAACTGATATTCGAAATTTCTAGGCAAGCATTCTATTTGGTAGATTCGGTATCAGATGCAATCCTCAAAGCAAGTAAGTAATCTAGAAGCGATCTGCTGGAACAGGTCGCTTCAATTTACTTTCAAAATTGCTCTGATTTGACTAATAGTTTTTTCTGCACAATCTTCGCACACATCAATATCAATATCTTTTTGTCGCATATCACGTGCGCTAACTCTGATGTTTATTCCATTTGCCAGTGGTATTTCAGCGCCACATTTGTCACAAGTGATTTTTGTTTGTTTCATTTGAATTTTCCCTCCTGCAGTTGACTGCAATTCACGCCGTTTGTTTTTCAAGAATTTCTTTGACGGTACTTTCCTTGATTCGGTAATCGCCATCCGGCAGCTTGATTCCCAGCAGCTTGCCTTTGCGCAGCCAGGCCCGAATCGTTTCTTCCCGAACTCGCAGCATTTCTGCAACTTCCGCACATAAAGCTATTGCATTTGCGTTTGTTTATATACATTAGTATGTGTCTGTACTAACAATAGTTTATACAAACACGGATGTCAATAGCTTTTTACGTATCTCTATTTACTTTTGTTGGTGTAATATGGAAAATTTGTCTGACCGACTGAAAAAGTTGCGCGGTGAAAAGCGTTTGAAACAGTCAGAGGTAGCTCAGTCTGTCGGTATTAGCGTTGCGGCGTATCAAAAATATGAGTACGGAAACATTGTTCCAAAGCAGTCCAACGAAAAAAAACTTGCGGATTTCTTCGGAGTATCGATCGAGTACCTCCGGGGAGAGACCGACGACCGCGGCGACGGCTTCGAGATCCACGCCCATCGCGAACCAGGTACGCCAGGCATTTCACTGACAGATGCCCTGGACATCGTTGACCGTCTCGAGCGGCTAACCAAACTTCGAGACTCCGGCGCCATTACTGACGAAGAATTTGCACAAGCCAAAAGAAAGCTGCTGAAATAGCAGCTTTTTATTTTTAGTTGTCAATTAGATATCTATAAATTAGACGGAGGGAAGCATTATGAAAACAATAAAAGTAGTCCATGGGTACTGTCCAACACTTGGTAAAGAACACTCAATTGACATTGAATTTATTGATGTCTCAGATCTTTCTTCAGATCGCCCGAAATATTTAAAGGGACTTTTCGAATGTTCAGTTGGTTCATATGGGAAATGTCCAATAGTGGGAGATTGTCCAGTCAACAAATTAGCCCCAGAGAACATCTGAATAGAACTAGAAACTAGTTTTGGAGGCTCATCTTGAAATGCTCAAAATGTGGTTCTAAAGTAACAGACAAATTCTGCATTAAATGTGGTAGACCAGTTGAAAAATTCTTCCAGAAGACTTGGTTTATTCTCCTTATGCTGTTCGTCTTCGCTCCTGTCGGAATCTATTTAGCATGGGCATTTAGGAAACAATGGGGTAAGAACGCTCTGATCGCTGCATCAGCAGGGTCTGCTTTAATTTTTTTGTTTACCATGATTGGGAGCGGATCTTCCGAAAAACCAAAAGCAAATGCTTTAATGGATACAGGCACATCGATATCTGAAGTAGAAAACATGATATCTTCTGAATCATCAATAGATGAGACCAAAATGGAAATAACCACAACTGTTGAGCCTACGACCGAAGAAACGACAAAGGCTACAACAGCCGCAACCACAATAAAAGAAACAACGAAGCAGACTACCACATCTATCACATCAAACGAAACCACCGCAGCAACTACTACAGACTCAACGACAACTGTTCAAACCACAGTGCAAACAACCACGAAAGCAACTAGCGCATCAACTCCAATAGAGATAACAGGAGCCAATTCAATTGTTGCACCTGGTGAAATAGCAAGCATCACCATCAAAGCCAAGCCAAATACCCAATATAGCATTACTGTTATTTACAAAAGCGGACCGTCAACGTCAAAAGATTTGTATCCAAAAACATCTGACGCTGATGGTGTAGTCAATTGGACATGGAAAGTTGGATCGAACACAGCACCCGGGACATATACGATAAAAATCAATGGTGACGATGAGACAATAACAACAAGTTTCACTGTTCAATAAGGAGGCCAATATGGGACGCAGAAGATCGAACACAGGAATACCTGGACTATCATTTTCCTGGAAACGTGCTCTAGGTGTATCGACCGCCAAGCGAAGGATCGCCAGAGCTACCGGGGTCCCGACAACCCGGCAAGGCCGGCAGGCCAAAGTTGGACGTGCGATGGGATGCCTGGTGCCGACGCTCATGGCGCTGGCCGTGCCGGTGCTGTTGATTGTATTGATTGTGTTTTAATTTGATTGTGAAACGAGGATCAAATAATGACAAAGACTTTGAACGAAATTATTGACAGATATATTCTAGAGTCTGAAACAATCATAAAAAATGCAAATCATGAAGAAGCCAAAGCTATGATAACAAGGATATATTCTTCGTTTGGAGAAATAAATCAGGGATTATTTTCTTATATACCTGATGGAACCAATCCATTACCAAGATTAAAATTGTTAAGAGACAAGCTTGAAGTATACGCTGCCCACGCAGAATATGAATTATTAAAATGCAATCCACAATCTCAGACCTTTATCAATCAGCATTCAAATCAATCAAATTTGCAAAACACTGATATATCAATTTCAATATCATTTGACCAGGCTATTTCTTGGGCAAATAGCGAATTTTCTTCAGATGATAAACTGAGAGATGAAATAATTCAAAAGATAAAGGAAATAGAAGCTGCTTCGTTAAGCTCTGCCAACAAAACATCAAAATGGGAGAGGCTTAAACCAATACTTCAATGGGTGCTTGATAATGGTGTCGAATTTGTGAGACTTATACCACTGATTTTGCAAACAATTAATTTAGGGTCTTCATAGCGGCAACCGGAAGGCGGTTTGCTATTATACTAGGGTTTTTGATTTTGACAACTTAAACCAGTACAAATCTGTACTTTACGTATCTATGGATACTTTAATGCAATTGTCAACAGACTGTCATTGCGCTACTATATGGGTACAACTAGTTGTTGTCCATTCCCTGATAGTAAGCGCTCCAGATTGTCCAGGAGTTGCAGAGGTCAGGGATTTTTTCGTTAATGGGGGACTTATGAAAGTTGCAATAATGGTTGATGGTGCTTTTTTTCTTAAAAGAGCACCCCATTTTTGGGGCAAACAATCACCTGAAGAGTTGGCGAAAATATTGTGTGCTTATTGCCAAGCACATGTTCACCAGTGTGATTACGATGCTGAACTTTATCGAATTTTTTTCTATGATTGTCCCCCAGCAAAAATATCAATACATCACCCTATCACCAAGAAAGTGATTGATTATTCGAAAAGTGAAAATGCAAAATGGCGATTGCAATTTCACGAAGAGTTAAAAAAGAAAAGGAAACTGGCATTACGACTTGGCAGAGTTGATGAATCTAATCCAACCTGGACGATTAGTGGCGATATTGTTAAAAAACTGTGCAGCGGCAAAATAACAAAAGATGATTTGACCGAAAACGATGTAATTCTCAATCAACGTCAAAAGGGAGTTGATATGAGGATTGGAGTGGACATCGCATCTGTTAGCTTTAAGAAGCAAGCTGACCAAATTATACTTATTGCTGGTGATAGCGATTTTGTTCCAGCCGCAAAACTTGCAAGAAGAGAGGGTATAGATTTTGTCCTCGATTCGATGTGGTTGAATATAAAGGACGATCTGTTTGAACACATTGATGGCTGGCATTCTCAGGTTTATAAGCCTACACCAGGGAAGCTAAACGGGAAAATCAAACGACATGAATACAAACGTGAAAAAAATCGGCCGCAAAAATTGGTATCCAAGGAAATGCCCAAGGATCTCTTTGATAATATGTAACATAAATCATTGTAATAAGTCCCCTGGCAAATCCTGTCAGGGGATTTTTATATGCTATCCACATTTCCTGTTGATATGTATAATCGAACATATGTTCTTGTATGTTTTCATATCATATGGAGGGGGAAATGTATTTAGACGAAAAGATGGAGCAGCTATTATCCGCTGAAAATGTGACAGTAGTCCGCCAATCAGTCGAAGGTTTTTCAGGCCTTCTGGTTCAAAAAGGAGATCTTGCCCTGGCTTTTGTCAATGATCAACTCGATCGCTGCAAGATGGCTGTCATCCTAGCTGAGGAGCTTGGGCATCTGCTCACAAGTATGGGCGATACAGTCCGGATCGATGATCATAGAAAAATCGGTAGAGCCGAAGAACGAGCGATCCGAAAAGCAATTGAGATTCTGGTTAAGCCCGAAGATCTCATTGAAGCAATTGCGCATGGCGTCAGAAACTGGTATGACTTGGCCGATCGGCTTGATCTGCCTGAAGACTTCCTCCGGAAGGCTGTCGAAGTATGGACACTGACCATCGGACCCTGCTACGTCTCAGGGAAAAATCTGCTCTGGTTTGATCCACTTGAACTCTACCATTGAACAAAATAAAACCCGGCGTCAGTCAGTCAAGGATGAACGCCGGGCCAAGAACGCACCCACCAAAAGGCGGCTACAGCTGCCATGATATCACATGAGGAGGCATTGTTTCCATGGCAAAGCGAGTGAATGCTTCAGTTCCACAATGGGTTGAATCTGAACAGCGCTGGGTCTATCGTGTCACGATCAACGGCCTGCGAAAAGCTTTCACCAGTTCCAATCCATCTGACAAAGCAGGTCCTGCCGAGTGCCGGCGCAAATATAATCTATTTATCTCTGGCCAGCCTGATCCAGAGAAAATCAAAGTCAAAGATGCCTGGTCCGATTACCTCGAAGACATCAAGCTGAGAAAAGGCGATGATAGCAATTCCTTCATGACCGCCAACCAGGTCGGTAAGGCTCACATCCTCCCCAAGCTCGGCAGGGAGTGGATCCGTGACGTAACAGACCAGGACTGGCAAAAGATCCTCTACGCCAAGCCACAGCGCACAGGTCGGACAATACCCCTATCACGAAAAACCTTGATGAATATCCGCGGCGAGATCATGCTGTTCGCCAAATATCTCAAGAAGCGGCGGCTGATCGATCACAAGCCAGAAGATCTGGAGATTCCGGCCGCTGCCGAATACCAGGGCCGGAAGATTCTGACTCCACAGCAGCTCGTTGATTTTCTGCTGGATGATGACGATTCCTTTGCTTACCTCGGTGCCTGGCAGCTGGCTTGCGTGAATGGCTTGCGTCCTGGCGAAGCCTACGGGGTCCAGGATAGCGACGTCGTTGACGGGGTGCTGGATATCAAACGAGCCATCAACGCACGAAATAAGCTTACTGGCGGCAAGAACAAGAACGCTCAGCGCGATATGCTTGAGACAGAGATCTCTGGCCTCATTATTGCCCGCCAGCAAGCCCGTAAAGCCCGTTGGTCGGTTCTATCTCCCTGGTTATTCCCCGATCGGCAAGGAGGCCGTCCTAACGCCCGTGCGGCTTATTACGAATGGGAGAAATATCGCAAGGTCCGCGGACTCGATGGCGTCTCCCCTTATTCGATGAGGCATACTTTCGTCAGTTATGTTTATGACAAGGAAAAACGAAAAGAACTGCAAAAAGTTCTTGGTCATGCTGCATCGATGCAAACCGAGCGTTACAAACACATCACAGACGCCGACAAAATCCGCATGGCCGAGGTCATCGATGATGCGTTTTCAGAGATTACAACCTTACTGAAATCGACCATGGACAAGAAACTGGTTACAAAAGTGGTTACTCAGAAAAAGGAAAAGCCGCTGAAGCTTAGAGCTTCAGCGGCTTCCAATGGCGTCCCGGACAGGAATCGAACTTAAGCGATTCGAATATATTTGAAACAGATGACAATAATCAGGCTTATATCAGTCCTTTTGGGTGAATATGCTATCATTCGCCTAAATATATAGCAAGCAAGTGGTTACAAGAATTGGTTACAAATATTTGGTGGTATAAGAATTATGGGAAGCAAATTGACATCTGACTTCTGGGAAGCGTATGACAAGGCAACTGAGAGCATTATGAAGGATCCAGAATGGCAGGAGCTTGAATTTAAAGTCGGTGCCTTCCTAAGTGCAGCACCCAATAGCGAATTAATTCAAACAGATCTGGTTAACCTAATTGATGAACAATATACCATGCTCATGGCCGAGATGTATAAATTACTGCGTTGACAATAAGAACAAACGTTCTATAATCCAGACCATGAGCAAGCGAGTAGAAGTTAAAGTAGTTGTTGAATTTGATCTCGATGGCCAGATCGTGCCTATAAGTATCATCTGGCCTGACGGACGCGTTTTCAGTGTGGACCGCTTGCTGGATGTAAGAATGGCTCCAGCAAAATCAGGCGGGTCCGGTATGCGCTTCTTATGTCGGATTATGGGCAAAGAGGTTCCGCTGTACAATGGACCAGATGCCACTGGAAAGCGCAGCACCTGGTGGTGCGACGGAAAGTAATATCAGTAAATGGTTGTCAAAGACGCCGCGCAACTATTGGGCGAATTTCGAATGAATGTGTCAACTATAATCCGAATCTAGGCGTCTGAGCAAGATCACTCGTCAAATTTCATGTCACGATCGCTTTGACAAGCGACCACCCAGATGACAGTTCTGGCGATTGGTTGTGCGACGGTAAACAGTGTTCAACATATTTAAAACATCCATTTTGAAGCCATGCTACAATGAAATTATCAATTCTTAGGAGGTTTCATTGATGAATATTAATTCGTTTCAAAAATCAATAGAGAAAAATTTTAGTGGAAGGTGCCCTATCTTAAATGATGAATATTCAATTAAGTTGAATTACATTATTTTTCCAAGACAAATAAATGGCAAATACATATATATGAAACCAACAAAATTTGAGTGTTTAATAAAAACTGAAGATCATGATTGTAAAAGACAAAGTTCTGAATGCCCTGTATTTGAATCCGCTCCATCTAGAATATCTGCGAATGAAATATAAAAAAGCCCCCGGCCCGGATCACTCCGAGTCGAGGGCTTTGTCATGTCCTGGTATTAAGTTGATGTCGCTGCGGTCTGGATGCAGCGGGCAGCGGATCGTCAGGCAATCTCCGTCCGGTGTGGCTGATCCACATAACCTGCGGCGATCGTGTGGGCACTGGTAGCGCGGCCACTCAGGCATTAGTCATACCAGCGCCGGCGTCGGCCACTGTCCATGTGGGTGAAGGTACGATACTTGCCAAGGCCTCCGGGATGAGTCCAGGTTAGTCCGGCGAAGATCGATGCAGGGCTCAAGCCATCGAAATAGAAGTCTACGGCATAGCCTCCTGTATGCAGGCTGTCAGATGCTCCGCCGACCTTTTTATTGTAGCTTTCAGTCCGGAATGCCGAATTGATGTGCATCGCCCGTTTGCGCCGATTTCGTTCTGCCTGCAGTCTCTTGACGTTGGTCAGGCAGATTAGTATCTTGTCGCTGCCGTCTTTGCAGGCGAATTCCCAGACATAGAAATTCGGGCAATCCTCGCGGACCAGCTTGTCGCCGTCCCGGGCCAGAGAAAATTCGCGTACAGAATGCAGCGCATCCCAAGTCTGAGGACCAACAATACCATCATCGAGCAGCCCGTTGTCGCGCTGGAATGCTTTGATGACTTTTTCTGTCTTTTCTCCGAAATCTCGGTCGACGGCAATCAGATACGCCCTGTCCTTTAGGATCTGCTGGATCTCGCCAACTTCTACAGAATTGTCACCACGCTGGATCAGACGAACAGCAGGTGACTCTTTGATGATGTCCTGTAAGATGACAAATTCAGTTTTTGGATTGATGTAATCCATGTCCAAGCTGCCAGCATACAGATCAGTACTTTCAAGTCTGCCCTGGCTCGAATACTGATGAATGTCCCAGCGATAGGGATAATCCGTCTTGCCGGCTTCTTTGGTGTAGTGGGCCAGCCAGATGACACACTCAAGCGGGAAACGTTCAGGCTGCATCTTGTATCTGAGCCAGTCACGGCTTGCGTATAGGCCTGGAATGAATCCATGCTTGATCAGGATCTGGCAGTCATTGACCAGGTAATCTGTCATCTGCTGAGGCGAGCAGGCAGCGATCGGCCGCGAGGCTCCAACATCAGACGGATGTTCAAAGTCTAAAAACGCCATACCGGTGAAGTTATCAAGGCCGAGCAGCGGCTTGATATGTTTCAAGAAGTTCTGCAGTTCCACGTCGTGCTGCTTTTTGTCCTGATAGTAGAAATAATGATAGACGGCAAACTTCTCATCCGGATGTGATTTCAGCCAGGCAAGGTTATCGGCCCATTCCTTGTCGGTGTCGTTCATCCCGTGGCTTGGCCGAACGATTACAAAATCGACTTCGGCCTTCACCTTATCCCATGGGAAGTCCTTTTGATGATGGGAAATGTCTATGATGGTTTTCATATGCCCTCCCTAACGTAGAGTTGTCACGCCGGACTTGCCCGACAAAACAGCCTCCTCGATCCTTGCATTGATCCATTTATTCACGTCTCCAACGGCCTCGGTCAGACCGCTATATACTTCTTGTCCCATGATTTGGACTGCTTTGTCTCTGGACCGCTCATACGCTTCAATTGCGGTCGCCGCGGACCATCCGTCAGTATTCTTGATGCTCGATACAAATACCTGCTGAGTCTCTGCCACGGCTGTCTCGATGGCAGCAGCGGCCAGATCCAGATAGTGCAGGACACGCTCGTGAGCTGTCGCATCAGAAATGGCCACAGCCTTTGCTTTGAGGTAGTTCATCGCCTCCTTGGTCAGCAAGATGGCCAGCGGTGCGATGATCAGCTGGATCAGTGTGATGATGATTTGGTTGATGTCGATTGTCATTTTTTTGTGCTCCTTTCAAAAGCTTCGATTATCCGATACCCCAATGTGCAGCGGCAGCACCAGCCACAAAAGAAAAAACCGCCGAAATGATCATCCATCTCAGGCGGTCCCAGTCCTTCGCTGGCTTTTGCTCAATCGCACATAATCGATCTTCAAGCCTCTCAAGTCTGTCCTCATCAAAATCAGTTGACTTGTTTTCAATGGAGCAGACACGATGACCGAGTTCTTCCATATTCTTGGCCATGCTCTGGACCGATTGTGCAATTGTATTAACTGACAAAGCGAGATTGTGGATCTCCCGCTGATTACCCTCCAAAGTGTCAATTCTGTGATGTGCTGATTTTGCCGACTCTTCGACACGAGTCAATCGTTCGCGGATGACCACAACTTCGTCCATGCCTGCTCTCGCTTTCTGTCAAAATAAAAAACCGGCTAGATTGCCGGTTTGATTGCTATGCAAAACCGCCCGGGTGTTAGTCAGGCGGCCCTCGCATTTTGAAAAAATCATGCCTCTCTGAAATCCTGCAATGACATCCGAATCAGCTTATTCATCTGCCGGGTCAAATCGGCAACTTGCTCATTGCGCTGTGCCGCTGTTGGGGCGGTGATCGCCAGATATGTCTTGTTGCTGTCAATCGCCGCTTTCAGTTTGTCGATGATAAGCCGCTTGTTAGTGGTCTGCGTCTCAGTCTGCGAAGCTACTTTCAACCTATTAATCATGCTTGACCTCCCCATGCGACTGCTAATAGTTCAGCGTTTCCACTTATGACCGCTTTCAGGACGATACTCGTACCACTTGGTTGTGCGGATATGTCTGTCACAGTATCAAGTGTGCAAGCCGTGAAAGTTGTGCCACCATCCCTGCTGATGTAGTAGGTGATAGAGCCTGTACCTAAAGACTCGATCGCCTCGATAACCGCTTGAGTCAAGGACGCGGTGGATGTCTGCGCATTCCAAACGATCGTTGCGTCTCCAACAGCCAAAGCAGTATTAAGTGAGTAAATAAAATAATCAATATCGGCTATTGCAGTCACACCGCCACCATAATAGACATCAAAAGCGACATTGTTATCGCTTGTACTACCGATGCTTGAGTAGGGTATAGTTGCGCCTGCTTTAACGCCATTGACATACACAGATAACCCATCCGCACTACTTGCGATAATTTGGGCAGTGAAAAAACTCGAAAGGGGCAACCCTGATGCAAGGTTAGTAAACCCGCTTGTTCCGTAATATGATATATTGCCATTATATTGAAAAACAACTATCGTATTTTTTGTACCATCACAAATAAATACCCTGAGTCCGGCACCGGCTATACTGGCCCCGGCATTTATTTTGGCTCTTAAATTAATTTTTTTGGTCGGTGCTGCACTTACAAGTCCTTCAGATATTTTGTAACCGTGTTCGGTTGTGCCAGAGTTAATTGTCAGTAGCCCGCCAGCAACCGATGCTGAACCGCCTGCTGCACGGACTGCCCACGGTGGCGTCGCTGCCGTAGGCAAGACATCCCCAGTGTATGGGGGCTGAAAAACTTTTGCCGTTAAAGAACCTGCCGGGAACCCGTCATAATCAGATGCCGCCTCGTTGATCCCACTGTCGTCCTCAAGCGAGTCTGACCATGCGTTCGGGTCAAGGTTCAGCCCAGTTTGGCGCATTTTGATGCGGAGAATGTCACGAAGGACGAGATCGTCCAAAGTCGCCATCTTAGCCAATGACACGCCAATCTCCTGTGTCACTGCCTCTGCATCAGTGCCGTTAAAATAGCCCCCAGCGTCGGCAATGGCTACATCACCTGCATCAGGGAAATATGTGTCCAGGTTGCCCAGAACCGCCGCTATCCGAACAGGTGTTGACATTACTGTACCCGTAATTGTCAACCGGTACAGCGCCTCTTGCCTGGTGATCCCCGTTCCGTTGATGTCCTCCTGCGTCAGAGTCGGATCAACCGCTGTGCCGGTCGTCGAGGTTCCTTTCAGAATCCGGATTTGTGATGTGTCGATCCCAGATCCGCCACCGTTTTTTACAAACTCGGCAATGACCAAATCAATGCGATTGTACCCGCCCGTGCCACTGTCAACTGCCAAATCCGCTGTCGTATCAGGTTTAACGCCCATGATAAAGCCGGACATGTTATACAGCCCTGGAGACAGCCGGACCAGGTTGTCGTTGACCTTGGCGCAAGCGAGATTATCAAAGGCCTTGATGATGCCATTAGTCGGCAGCAGGCCTTTGACAAAAGCCGCGAAAAGCTCGGCTCCGACATCGTTCGTGATGCCGTTTTTGTTGATTGCAAATTGGCTCATTTAATCACCTACCTTGTATTGCACGGTTGTGCCTTTGTCATCGACAGTCCGGATGATCTGCGTGATTTGCTTGGCGATCGACTGACCAGTCACATAATCGCGGCCGCCAACGATATCGCCCAGGCTGAGCCCGGCATTGTCCGGCAAATCGATCTCGATCTTTTGGACTGGTGTGTAGTCGACTGCAAGGCGGGTCGTGGCCTCGCTGGTCAGCTCATCGATGGATTCGACATTGGGATAGTCCAGGACGATCTGGCGGTCGTAGATGTCACTTGCCAGCGGCGTGCTGTTGATCGTGCCATCATCATGGCGATACAGATCGACGACTTGGCGGTCCAGCAACTGGCCGGACCCGAGCGCGATGATGTGATTGTAGGCAAGACTCGAATCGTCGGATGCCGTCAGCTGATAGCCTAGATCCTGGCTGAATTCTTCATTGCCAGAGAGATCGACAATGGGTTCGGCCGAAAGCTCCACCACTCGATCGCCGACCGTGATTTTCAGCCTGGCATCAGAATCGCCCAGCAGCTTCACGAGGGATTTGTATAACGTCTGGTACCGGAATGACCCGCTGACCGTAATGCCGGAAGCGGCAGCACTCACAGAGAAAAACGGGAACAGACTGGACCCGACAAGCTCCGAGATGGCTGCATTGGCCTCCATCGATGTGATGGTCTTGTAGGCAGACCCGCCGGGCGGTTTGACAATCTTGTCGATCAGCATCCCGCGCCAGGTCCGGCCGTTGACCTCGATGCTGGACCCGATATGCCGGATGCCCAGAACAATACCGCCGAACTCAGTCCCTGGCTCATACAGAAAGTGATTCTTGTTGATCGGCCTTTCGAGCCAGACGGCCTCCGGAATGATCAGCTGAAAGTCGTTTTCATCGGCTTTGTCATAGAGGCTGCCGACCACATCCCATTTGTCGAAAAGGTGAAGGTATCGTTTGTCAACGAAGTCCTCCGTCGCGTGGATCAGCTCCATTTAGGTTCGCTCCTTTCCTTGTACAGCAGGATGTCAAACGTGAAATCCGTGGCCGTGACAAACGACTCGCCAGCCGGGATCCGGTCGAACACCGACTTGGCTTTGTTCCTGGCATAGAGGAAATTCAGGCGTTCGCCTCCGGCTGTGATCTTCGTGACGGTCATGGCAACCTGGTCGATCTCAAACCGTTCGCCCGGCAGCAGCTCACCAAAGACCTTGTAAGTGTTCGGACCGAGGTTGATCTCCGGATCGGTACATGGTCCATAGAACGAGATCTTGGCCATGCACGGACCGTAATGGTCGTTGATCAGCGCGCGGACATCTGGCGAGACAAAGCCATACGGGAAGCCCAGAGGGAAGATGAAGCCGTCCGTGGACCCGGTTGAAAGTGGCTCGAATGTGTGCAGCTCTTCGGTGATCCAGAATGGTGAGCTTATTGCCAATGTGAGCTCTATTTTTGCAATGCGATTTGTTTTGTAAATGGTCTTTCTAGATCCCTTAACAAATCCATAAACAAATGAGTCATTAACAAAAATTTTTCCAGGTCTGTTTAGCAGGATGTCGCTTTCAAAAACTCCGGACAAATATGCAACATGTTGATCAATCGATGATCCATCACCAGCATAAACAGTGATCAGTAACTCCCGTTCGACAACTCCTCTGTTAAACCTTGTGATGTCAGCCCCATGTCGTGACGATCGATATCGCGATGTTATTTCCCAGTCATAATCAAGGATTTCTGACGGTCGTTCCCAGGTGTACGGCCGACTGTTAAAGTCGACCGTTACACCTTCAGACGATTCGTATTTGATCGAATACCGCTTACCCATAGATAGCCTCTCTGACAAACCGTCCTAGCACACGATTGTCTGCCTTAAACGTTGTCCCTTCCAAGTGTTTGGCGACAGCTTCTCCGATGGCGTTGGCATCGATTGTTTGTTGTGTGCCAGCTTGCACACTTGCATTCCCG